AATTAATGTTGTAAGTTCAAGTGGATTTGCTAATGATGATTATATTTTAGTTAATGATGTTGAAGTTATGAAAATTACTAATATTTCATCTAATGTTTTAACAGTTTTAAGAGGACAACTTGCATCAATTATTCCAAATGTACATTCAAATGGATCAAATGTAACGAAAATTACTCCAGTTTCATTGGAATGTAGTGGATTTGCACGAGGATTTGATTCAAATAAAACAAGATTCCCATTATTGAAGGATGGAAATTCAGTTTACATTGAAGCAAATAAAGACATTTTTGTTATTGTTAACGGCATTCTTCAAAAAAGAGGATCATCATATACAATTATTGAAAATAATCCAAACAATACTTCAAATGATGGAGATGAGTATTCAGAAATTCAATTTAATGAACCACCAACAGATAGTACCCCATTTAATTGTTTCTATGTTGGAGAAACTATTTCAATTCAAAATATATCTTCTCAATTTAATTCAATTAAAACTAATTTTGATTTAAGAAGTGTTACTGGAGAAATTTTTAGTTTAATCTCAAATAATAGACCAGAAGCAAATATATCTGCTAATTTAATTTTATTCATAGATGGAGTTTATCAAATTCCATCTACAACAGAATCTGGTCGTTTAGAAGCATATAGTGATTCACTAAGTTCTTATAAATTATTAGGAAGTATTATTGATTTCAATTCTCCTCCAAAAAGAGGATCAGATTTTGAAGGATATATTTTTGTTGGATCACAATCTGATTATAATACAATTGATATTGATGTCGCGGTTGAACCAAATGATATTCTTTTACAATATAATGAAGTATCACCTAGAAGAATCCTTCAAAAAACTAGTGCTACTAAATTATCTGTAACTGAATCATTTGGAGTTTTATATGAAGCGTCAAATGGAATTGAATTGGGATCTGATAGGGGAAATAATTGGTGGAAAACTGATTTAATCAAATCAGCTAGAGTTAGAGAATCATTAAGATCAAGAAGAACAATAAATTCAAGTATATTCCAAATCGGTACGCCATCTCCATATCCATTAACTGGTAAAACATTATTTACTACATCAATACCAAGTATAAAAATAAATAATGTTTCTTCTGATTTTCCAACATCTCCTGATGATGATACAAATAAAATATCTTTTATAATTCCAGCAGGAACAAATTTCCCAAAAAGAATGGTTGATTTTACTTATGTTTCTTTTGTTCCTAGAAATCAATTGATTGTTGGTAGTAAAGATGAATTGCAAAATTTAAAAATTGTAGATTTACCATTTAATCAAATATTAAAAGTTAGTGGATCTGCTTCTGATTTAAGTACTTATTATTTTGGTGGCAATGCAAATACTAGTGAATTTACTGTTGTAAATTTTGATATAATTGATAAAATTATATACATCAAATTAACTGACACTGCGAAACCAGTTACTACAGCAAACTGGACTAATTTTCTTGGATATACATTAACTGCTGATAATTTAATTAATGAATATCAAACATTAACAGTTGGCACAAATTTAATATATAACTTCTAATGTCCTATAAATAACAATAAAACGTTTAGAAAATGGCAGCAATTTTAACGGATAAATTTAGAGTAATATTTGCTGAAAAATTTAAAGAAGCAATTGAGGTTGGTGAGAATCAAACTCTTACTGCATTAGGTGTACCAAGTACTACAATTTGGTTATTTTTTGCAAAATCCGTTGCTTGGATTGATGGAGTTGTTTTAGATCCAACAGATAATCAGCAAGATTCATTTAGATTATATGATCAAATAATAGGTCTTAAAAAGATTCCTTCTGCTGAAATAAGACAGGTTATTAGAAATAATAAATGGATAGAAGGAACAATTTATGATATTTACCGAGATGATTATGGTAAACTATTAACTTCTGCTGGAACTACAAATACTTATGTTCAAGGTTTAAATTTTGAACAACATTTATATGAAACAAACTATTATGTGGTGACATCAGAATATAAAGTGTATAAGTGTTTATCTAATAATAAAAATTCTCCTTCTACAGTACAACCATCTTCAGTAAGTGCTGCTCCATTCACATTATCTGACGGGTATCTGTGGAAATACATGTTTACTGTCAATGCTAATGATTTTGAAAAATTCAAAACTGATGAATATATTCCAATTCCAATTTCAATTCCAGTAAGTAACCAATTACCAGCGTCTGCAAATTTTGGAGGTTCCATTTATAATGTAGTTATTGAATCTGCAGGAACAGGATATACTGCCAATTCAGAATATGATATTGTTGGTGATGGTACTGGCGGAAAAGTAAAAATCACTTCAGTTTCTCAATCTGGAGCAATAACATCGGTATTAGTAATTAATCCAGGGAGTGCATATACATATGGACAAATTAATTTAGGAAGTGGAGGAGGATCATTAATTCCAATTATTTCACCAAAAGAAGGTACGGCAGTATCAATTGGTAGAGAACTTGGTGCATACCGAATTGCACTTCACGCAAAATTAGATAAAGATGATTTTGTTTTTGGTAATGATTTTAGTATTGTTGGAGTATTGTATAATCCTATTGTCACTACTTCAGGAACTGATGTTGCTATTGGCACAAAACAATTAGTTTTGGCATCTGCTTTAAATGGCACAATAGAATATAATGATTTACAAATACGTGTTACTGCACACTCATCTGGAGCATTAGGGGTAACAGAAACTGCTGCTACTGGAAGAATTGTTCATTATGAAAATACTACCAAAACCATATATTTCACTCAAGAAAATGAAGTTGGTTTTGGAATGGCTTCTAATGGTACAAGAGCATCCTTCTTACCTGGCGATACCATTAGTATTGGTGCAGATCAAGAAACTGCTACTATTGCGGCAGGAAATACTTCAGTAAAATCCTCTGGACTATCTAGAGGATCTGGAGAAATCATCTACATAGATAATAGGAGTACGATCTCCAGAGCAAAGGATCAAACAGAAGATTTTAAAATTATCTTAGAGTTCTAACATGCCCCAGTCAACTAATCTGAACACTCCTCCATATTTTGAGGATTTTGATGCAAAGAAAAAATTTCATAAAGTATTGTTTAGACCTGGATATCCTCTTCAGGCTAGAGAGTTAACAACAATACAATCAATACTTCAAAATCAAATTGAAAATTTTGGTTCTAGCATCTATAAAGAAGGTGCTATGGTTGTTCCTGGTCAAATTGGATATGACCTTACTTACTATGCAATTTTAATTGAAGAAGAGTATTTTGGAATTTCTGCTGATATTCTTTCTCAATATATTGTAGGACAGACAATTGTTGGAAATACTTCTGGTATTCGTGCTAAAGTTGTCAATGCTTTAACATCTGATCAGTCAGAAAAAGGATTTACAACGTTATATGTAAAGTATTTGAGTGCAAGCACTACTAATACAAATGGAACCTTTGGTAATGATGAAATATTAATTGCAGAAAATTCATTTAGCATTGGCAATACTGTAATTCAAAAAAATACTGATTTCGCAAAGTGTATTAGTTTAAATCCAACTTCTATTGGATCTGCCGCAAAAATAACAAGCGGAATATATTATACAAAAGGGTATTTTGTTAATGTTGAAGAGCAAGAAATAATCTTAGATCAATTTGGAACTACACCATCATATAAGGTTGGTTTACAAATATTAGAAGAGATTGTAACCCCAGAGGATGACATTTCTCTTACTGATCCATCACAAGGATATTCAAATTATTCTGCGCCAGGGGCACATAGATTTAAGTTAACAGCGATTTTAACTAAAAAAAGTTTAGATGATACTTCTGTTACTGATTTTATTGAACTTCTCAGATTAGAAAAGGGGTATGTTAAAGAAATAGTATCTTCATCCAGAGCACAGTTAGCAAAAACATTAGAAGATACATTTGCAAGAAGAACTTATGATGAATCTGGAGATTATGAAGTTCGTCCATACGATTTTTCAAAAGACGAATGCTTCAATGATGGTATTAATAATGGTATCTTTTCATCAATTAATAGTACAGATGATGGAAATACTCCATCCAAAGATTTATTTGAAATAAATGTATCTCCTGGTAAATCTTATGTTAGAGGATATGAATTAGAAACATTAGCAACTACTTATGTTGATATTAAAAAACCAAGAGCAACTGAATTACTTGGAAATGCAACTATTAGAACAGATGCTAGATCTATAGAATTTAGAATCAGCAACTCTTCTAATAATAATCACATAACATATTCTCAACTTACTTCATCATTAAATTCTATTGTACCGTTATTAGATACTAATGATGCTGTAATAGGATATGCAATAATGCTATCCTATGAACAAGTCGATAGTGGATCATCAGATTATATAATTATTAGATTAGCAAATATAAGATTTATATCAACTTCATATAATTTATCTTCTATTAAAAAGATAAGATTTGCGGGAACAATTACTTATACAACTACGCCAAATACATCAACTGGTGGAGTCATAAAAACAATTGATAAAATTAGTGGAGCATTTAACCCATTATTTTTTCCAGTTTATGAAACAAGTGTAATTAAATCTTTAACTGATACTAAAGTACAAGATGTTTTTACAAAATATATTGGTTCAACAGGATCTACAACTACAATAACAATTAGTGGTAGAAGTTATTATTCAAAAAATGCAGCAGATTACACATTAAGAATTAATGGAGATGCTGGAACTACAGAAAGAACAATTAGCAATCTTGCAATCGATGGTAGTGGTACTTTAACTTTTGTTTTTAGTGGATCTGCTGTTTCTTCTGGAACTGCATACATATTAATTGGTCCAGAGAAAATTAACGTCCCAAGTATAAAATTAGCATCTCTCAAAAAAATGAGAGCATTGAGATTAGCAAATATTGCTAACAAATATAATGTAAATGATACTACAATTTCTTTAGGAACAACTAGAGTATCCAAAATTCATGCAATTTACAATACTTCGTCTGGTACATTAACCGAATCAATTCTTCCCAAAATTACATTAAATGCTGGTGCTGGAGTATTTAAAATTGGTGAAGTAATTGTTGGAAAATCAAGTGGGGCTAAAGGTAGAATTATAAAGCAAGATGTAAATGCAATTTATTTTACTTATATTAGTCAGACAAATTTTGCTATAAATGAAGATATTTTTGGATATTTAAGTTCATCAACTGGCACTATTTCTGTAATTAATAATAATGGATTGCCTGATATAAAATCTCGCTATATGTTAGATGATGGTCAAAGAGATCAGACATTTGAATTTTCAACTTTAACAAAAGTATCTTCAGATAGCGTTATTTCTGGAGATCTTGTTGTTATCATGGATCATTTCAAAGATCAAGTAACATCAGGTCAATTCTATACGGTAAATTCATATTATGATGCTGATATTGATGAAATTCCATCATATAATTATGATGGAAATAGAGTATATTTAAATGATCTAATTGATTGGAGAATCAATCAATTAGATACTTATGTCAGTACAACATCAGGCGAATATAATGCACCATATACAATTAATGCTAATGAAATTTTAGCGAATACTAATTTATTATCATATGGAAACACTAACTATATCACTTCAGAATACCTTTTTCCATCTGGAACAACTGATGGCGATATAGAATACTATCTTGGTAGAATTGATGATTTATATCTTGATAAAAATGGCAAATTCCTTTCTCAAAAAGGAGTAGCAGCATTAAAACCAAAACCCCCAACAGATTCATTAGCTAATGCTATGAAAGTGTTGTCCATATCAATGCCTCCTTATGTTAGGAGTTTGGATGATGTTATTATAAGAAGATATAATAACAAAAGATATACAATGCGAGATATTGGCAATTTAGAAAAACGCCTTGATAATGTAGAATATTATACTCAACTTAGTTTGCTGGAAACAGATACAGCTAATTTGTTTATAGAAGATTCAAATGGAAATAATCGATTAAAAAATGGATTTTTAGTTGATAATTTTACTTCTCATTCAATAGGACAATCTGATCATCCAAATTATAAATGTGCTATTGATAGTGCTCTTGGGGAATTGCGCCCACCTCATTATACTACCAATGTTGCATTGAAGTATCAAGAAACACCTACAAAATATATTAAAGGTGATTTTATTATGCTTGATTATACTGATAAATTATTAATTGAGCAAAATTATGCAGCAGTTGTGGAAAATGTTAACCCATTTGCTGTTAGTTCCTGGGTTGGTCTTGCTTTTGTATTTCCAGCATCAGATGATTGGATTGATGAAAATAGATTACCAGAATCACTAACAGAAGTTGAGGGTGATTATTCTGCTACTGTCTTTGCAATGGGTGTTGATAGGAATACAGGTTTTGCTCCTATTGAATGGAATGCTTGGAAAACTCAATGGTCATCAACTTCTGTAACAACCCAAACGTGGACAGAAGGTGGAGGTCCAATAAGAAACGTTGAACAAACAACAACTAGAACAGATAGATTCCAAACTAGATCTGGAATTAGACCTAGAGTTACCCCAAAAACAGAGAGAAAAGTTCTTGGAGATAGAGTAGTAGATACTAAATACGCATATTGGAAGAGATCTAGAAATATTTCAGTGACTTCATTTAGATTGAAACCAAATATTAGAGTATATGCATTTTTTGATGGTAGAGATGTTACATCTTTTGTAACTCCAAAAATTTTAGAAATTGCTATGGCAGCATCTTCCGTTGCATTCCAAATTGATGAAGATATTATCGTAACTGGCAATGTAAATAGAAAATTTAGAGCAAAACTTGTTGCTCCAGGATCTGGTATTGATAATTTGGGTCGTCCATACACAGTAAATCCATATAATGGTGAAACAATTACTGCAACTTCCTACACATCAACATCTACATTTTTAAATCTTGACATTCCATCAATGCAAGTATTAAATACATCTGAAATGGGTGGATATGTACTTGAGGGAGATACCATTGTTGGATTAACAAGTGGTGCTACAGCAACAGTCATCAATAAAAAATTGATTGCCGATGAATTAGGCAACGTGCAATTAAGTTTTTACATTCCAGATCCAAATGATGATGCAAATCCAAGATTTAAAGTTGGGGAATCAGTATTCAGGGTATCTGATAGTCCAATCAATTCATTAATACCTGGAGTTGTTGACAGCTCTGCAGAAGCATCTTATACTGCAAGTGGAACAATTCTTACAAAACAACAAGATACATTATTAGTTAGAAATGCAGAGGTTGTTAGAGATACTGTAAGTGATAGTAGAATGTTAACTAGTTCGTCAACTTCCACTAGAGTTGGAGGTTGGTATGACCCTCTTGCACAATCATTCTTGATAGAAGAAAGTGGTGGATGTTTTATTACAAAAATTGATGTATACTTTAGCACAAAAGATTCTAATCTTCCAGTAACTATGCAGATTAGAGAGATGGTTAATGGGTATCCATCTCCAGAGATTTTAGGCACAATCAATAAAGATCCAAGTAATGTCTCTGTTTCTAAAGATGCAAGTGCTGTGACTACTTTTGTTTTTGATACTCCAATTTATCTTGCAGAAAGAAAAGAATATTGTTTTGCACTATTAACATCTTCAGTTGAATATAGAGTTTGGCTTTCTGAAATGGGTAAAGATGACTTAAGTGGAGAAAAAATATCTAAACAACCATATGCTGGTGTTCTTTTCAAATCACAGAATGCATCTACATGGACAACATCAGAAATGCAAGATTTTAAATTTAAGATTTATAGAGCATCATTTAATATTAATGAATCACCTACTATCAATTGGGTGAACGATAATAGCGGATCACTTCAATATACTCAATTGAGAAGAGATCCAATTGAATTAAATGTAAATTCAAATAGAATAAAAGTAAATCACACTAATCATGGTATGCATGATCCTGCATCATTTGTAGACATTACTGGAGTAAGTTCTGAACAGTATGCAACTTTATCTGTAAATTGGAGTGGTGCTCCAGGCGCAATTACAGTAAACGGCAATAGAACAGCATTCTATTATACTTCAAATATTAATGGAAGTCCTCCAACAAATACAAATCCTGGTTATTTAAAAATTGGTGGAGTTGTATATAGTTACAATCCAACTACAGTTGGAACTGCGGATACAAATGGAAATTATACAATCACAACACTTGCAAGAATTTCTGGAACTGCTCCATCTGATGGATTTAAAGCAGATGAAGAATGGCAGGTCGAAAATTATGTAATCGATGGAGTTCCATTAACATTGATTAATACGATTCACAGCAATTTAGAATGGATAACACTTGATAGTTATCAAATTAATCTACCAATAACTAGAACATCAGCAACTAATTTAACGATTGGTGGAGATAAAGTATTTGTAAGTCAGAACATACAGTATACTCAATTTGAACCTCTTGTTACATATAAAGAATTACCAGGAACTTCAATTTTGGCTTCATACTCTGGTACTACTGGTACTTCTATTGGTTCGTCTTCTTATTCAAATCCTTCCACATATACTTCACCTAATCAAAAATCTTATATTAGAGATTCTGACTTCTTTCCAATAGTTTTAAATGAGAATAATTTACTTTCTGTTCCATATTTGATTGCTTCAAACTTAAATGAAGAAAAACAAATGATTGGTGCAAAATCAGCAACCATGCGATTGGTTCTTTCTAGTACTAAGGAAAATTTAAGTCCTATTATTGATAAAAATAGAGTTAGTTTAGTGACTACTAACAATAGAGTTACTGATTTTGATTCAACAGAATTTAAAAAACAATATTTCTTTAATTCTCCACCATCTCCCAATGACACTTTTAATATTGCAATTGATCCAATTCATGATTACAATGCAGCAAACTATATTACAAAAATAGCAACTCTTGCAAATCCATGTACAGGGTTGAGAATTGAATTTGCTTCTTATAATCCTTCTGTTTGTGATGTTGATGTTTATGTTAAGTTACTAACTGGTGATGAAAGTGATTACAATCAAATACCTTGGGAAAAACTAACAACAGCAAATTATAATAAAAAGGATGAACTTAGATTTATTGATCTTTCTTATAATTATAACACTGCAAATGCAAACGAAACATTTAGTAAATATACAATCAAATTAAGAATGAGATCTCGTAATGCTGCCGTTGCTCCGATTATTAAAGATTTAAGATGTATAGCTCTAGCTTAATCCCAGTTGAAGGTCACGATGGTCTGTATCGTGACCTAAAAACAAATTCTATAGTAAACACAGACCAAGAGGCATATTTTAAATATGTGTCCCAAAGAAATAAAAAAAGAGAACAGGAAATAAAATTAGAAACTGCCGAAGAAGATATCAATAATTTAAAATTAGAAATAGCAGAGATAAAAAATTTATTGCTAGAACTGGTAAATAAGAATAGCAATTAGTATAAATACACTTGAAGTAGGAATACTATAATGTTAGCTGCTGTAACCAATTTAGTTGTTTACCAAGGAAGTGATTTCCAAACTACATTTTTTGTAACCAACGATAATGGTTCTCAGTTCAATTTGACTGGGTATACTGGTCAATCTTTGATCAAAAAACATTATACAAGTAGCACATCTGTTACTATGAATGTGAATATAAACCCTCCACAAAATACAGGTTCCGTTACTTTATCATTACCAAATACAGTAACTTCTACCATGACACCAGGACGTTATGTTTATGATGTTGTTTTGACCAGCAATTCTAATTATAAATCTAGAGTATTAGAAGGTGTTTTAACAGTAGTAGAAGGAGTAACACTCTAAATGGCAAGGGTTAGATTTGGAGATCAAGCATCTCCACAAGTATCAAGAGTAGCACTTGGCGGTGCAGCTACATTGCAAAATTTAGGTGACGTTGATGTCTTAACAAATGGTTTGCAAGATGGATATATTCTAATTTATAATGCTGCAACAAGTAGATTCCAATCAGGAAATGTATTAAATAACGTAACAGTAAACGGGGGTAGCTTCTGATGGCATCAACCATCCTTATAAAAAGAAGTACTGGCACCACAGTACCATCTTCATTAGAATTCGGTGAACTTGCAGTAACAGTTGGAACTGGCACTCAAGTAAATCGTGGTGATAGGATTTTTATTGGTGATAATAATACCACAGTACAAGTTATTGGCGGTAAGTATTTCACTGACATGCTTGATCATGTTCATGGAACTCTTACTGCGAATTCTGGGGTTATTGTAGATAATAACTCAAAGATAAATCGCTTTAGAGTAGATGATATTAATCTTGACGGCAACGTAGTAGAAACAGATACTACTGATACTGATCTCATTTTCAGAGCAAATGGTTTTGGTAAACTTGTTATTGAAGATGAACAAGAATTGGAATTTGGTACTACAGGTGATATTGAATTAAAATTTGATGCTACTGCTAATGTCTTAAGATTAGATAGAGTTGGGTTAAATACCCCAGATTTTCGTTTAGATGATGATTTAAAAATTCAATTTGGTAGTGTTGGAAATGGTGGTATCAGATATGATGCAACTCAATTAAATATAATTCGTGTTGATGGGGCGGATTGGCAATATGATAATGGAGTTGCAGTTCAATTCTCAGACGTAACGGAATCATCTAGCAGAACTACAGGTGCTGTTAAGATTTCTGGTGGACTAGGTGTAGATAAAACTGCTTGGATTAAAGAACTTAGGGTAGATGATAATGCAATTCTTGGTACATCATCTAGCGATATCTTAACTGTAAATTCGACTACATCATTTAAAAATGGAGTTACATTTGAAGGCACAGTAACAAATTCCAATGTTACTGTTAATCAAACAGGTCAACTTAATATTGATAATTTAAGATTTGATGGCAATACAATTTCAACAACTTCTGGATCCACAATTATTTTAGATCCAGATCCAGCAAGCGGAGATGCTTCTGGGGAGTTAATCATTCGTGGTAATCTTCAAGTTGCTGGTACAACCACTACTATAAACTCAACTCAAGTTACAGTTAATGATCCAATCTTTAACATTGGTGATCAAACATCTCAAAAAGTATTATCTGCAAATGCTATCGCAGGAACCTCTGCAATTAATATTGATAATCCTTCTGGTATCAATACTGGATCCTTGGTAACAGGAGATAATGTTGGAACTGGTGGTAGAACCATCACTAGTATTGAAGTTGTTTTTCACGTTTCTGCTGGAGGGTTCGCTACTCCTCCAAGTATAGGAGCGCCAATTTATTTTTATAATGGTACAAATTATGAGCAAATTGGTACATACCAAACTCAAACTACTAATACAGTAAGAATTACAGTTTCTCCTACATTATCCTTAAGAGAAAGTTCATATTATGAAGGTGGTTCTTTAACCAAAGCAAATACTGGATCCCCACAACTTTTAATTCTTGTTAAAGAACCTACAGATAAATCTGTATTTGAAACTACAATTTTAAATTTATCTAATGGTATTTCAGGTGCAATTAATCTTGGAGAATCTATTGATATTGTTCAAGGTTCAAACGATGGAATGGACCGTGGTATTCAATATACATATCACAATGGAACTTCAATTAAACATGGATTCTTTGGATATGATAGAACTGGAGGATCTGATGGTTTAGGTGCATTTACATTTATTGAAGATGCTACAAATACAAATAATGTTTTCACTCATTCAGTGGGTGGAGTTGGATCAGTAGAGCGTGAAAAAAATGATTTAGATGTATCTAGTGGAACAACTCTTGCTGGTGCAGCAAATCAATTATATCCTTCATTAAATCCAACTGGTGGAAGTGGGTCTGGATTAGTAGTATCTGTTTCCAGAAATGGTTCTGGTGCAATTAGCACAATTACTATTACCTCTGCTGGAACTTATTATCAAGAAGGTGATCTTTTAACTATTAGTGGTAATTTAATTGGTGGTGTAGTTGGAACAGATGATCTTTTACTGAGAGTAATTTCTGTTATTTCAACTAGAGGAACAGTATTAATTGGTGATCTTGAATTAGACAATGATTTAGCGGTCCAATTTGGTGGTACTGGTAGAAGTGAATTTAATACTAATGGAATTCTTTACGGAAACGGAATTGGAGAACTCAAAGAAACTGCTGCTGCTAATATGGCAAATCCAGGAGTTGGTCCTGATGTTGCAACTTCATTCCAAATTTTAACTGTAACTGCTGCTGGTATTCCAGTATGGACAGATACAGTTGACGGAGGAACATTTACCTGAGGTAACTTATGAATGAAATAGATGTTAATGTTTTGATTTCAATCCTTCAAAAAAAGGTTTCTGACTTGACCCTTACTAATGTAGTATTAGAAGCAAAAGTTAAAGATTTGACAAATAGGTTAAATAGTATTATAGAAAAGTCACAACAAGAGAATGCTATAAATGGCAACCAGAATCAAGTTAAAGAGATCCCTAACACCGAACTCAGCACCGACGACTTCTGATCTTTACGACAAAGAAGTAGCTCTTAATATTGCTGATAGGACATTATTTGTAAATAATAATGGTACTATTCAAGAAGTTCTAAACGCAGATCCAAACGATGAAACCATTGTTCCATCAATGTTTTCATCTTTGATTACTGATGGAGTCGGAAAAACTTGGTATGTTTCAAAAAATGGAACAGACAAAGCAATACTTGGTTCTGTAAATCCTAGACACGGTTCTACTACTGGTTCAAATTCATGGGGCAAAACGCCAATGACGGCGTTTTCCTCATTAAAATATTGTCTTGATAATTATGCTACTGATGGGGATACTGTCGTTGTGGGTTCAGGAGTTTATACTGAAACTTTTCCATTAACAGTTCCAGTTGGGGTTTCAATTTCTGGTGCTGGATTCAAAACCACTTTTATTAAACCAACAGTTGGTACTAATAATAAAGATGCGTTTTTAATTCAAAGTAACTGTAATATAGAAAATATTACAGTTACTGATTTTTATTATGATTCAGTAAATGATACTGGATATGCATTTAGAACAAAATCTGGATATACTATAAGTGTTTCAGGAAGAAGACCTTATGTTCAGCGTTGTTCTGTAATTACTAAAGGTAGTGTAACCACTGGATCCGATCCAAGAGGATATGCACAGGGAGATGCAGGAAGAGGCGTATTAATTGATGGTGGAGTAGTTGCAACTAATTCAGCAGAAGCATCTATATTATTTAATGAATGTACATTTGTTGTACCTAATTCAGTTGGATTATATTTAAAAAATGGTGCTAGATGTGAATGGTTAAATTCATTTACTTATTTTGCTGCAGATAGCGTTATTGGAGAAAATCCAGGCGGAACAGGATTTGCTGGTCAGGGAAGAGCAAGATTAAAATTCAATGGTATGTCTGGCACATTTGCTGCTGGTAATACTATAACTCAATATGATACTGACGGTACAACTGTTTTAGCATCTGGTACTATTAATCAAAATGATGGTACATATATTTACCTTACTGGTCAAGGAACAGGTAATTTTGTTGAGGCGTTACAATCATCATTAACTCCAAAGCAGGTAATTGTTAATGGTGATGCTCAAATTAGTACTGCTATTAAAAAATTTGGTAATAGTTCTTTAATATTAGATGGAACTGGAGATTACTTATCAGTAGCAAGTTCTTCTGATTTTAACTTTGGAGCTGCAAGTAATCCTAGTCCACCAGCAAGCACAACGTATACGTATACTGTAACTGCAAACACTGGTAGTACAAATAATTACCAATTTTCTGGAAGTGCAAGTGGAACTGCTCCAACTCTCAACGTAGTTGCAGGAGATATATTAGTATTTAATGTAAACGTTAGCGCCAGTCATCCATTTTGGGTTAAGACAGCACAAATCACAGGCACTGGTGGTGGTGTAGGTAACGGAACAACAACAGGCACAATAACAAATAATGGATCTACAACGGGAACAATTACTTGGAATACAGCTGGAGTAACACCTGGCACTTATTATTACCAGTGTCAAAATCACACAAATATGTTTGGTGTGATTAATGTAGCAGCTGGTACAACAACTACTAGTGCAACTGGAGATTTTGCATTAGAGTGCTGGGTATATCCTACTGAGTTTACTTCATATAGAACTATCTTTGACTTTAGAACTACCACTAGTGATACTAATGGAATTATCTTAGGTCAGAGTGACACTGGTGCGATATACTTCTATTATAATAGTAATTATAGAGTTGGACCTGTTGGATCGGTTACTCTTAATGCTTGGAACCATGTTGCTTTAACCAGATCAGGATCATCAACAAGATTATTCATCAATGGAACTCAAGTTGGATCAACTTATACTGATACAAACAATTATCCTGTACGTCCAGTTAGAATTGGTGCAGATCCTAATGGTGCATATGCTTATAAGGGATATATTGATGAAGTAAGAATTTCAAAAGGAGTATCTAGATATACTGGAACTTTTACTCCTTCAACAACGGCATTTACTGCTAGTATCAATACCTCTCTTCTTCTTCAATTTGAAGGATTGAATGGAAGTACTGAAATTATTGATGGAGGTATTGCATCACAAGATATTAGAACTTCTGCTGGTGGAACTGCTAATTTTGTAACTTTGGCAGATTACACTGCATTTGGTGCAGAACTTCGTTCAATTGGATCAGCTTCAATTTATGGAGAAAGAGGTCTTACTGCAAACGGAAAGGGAGTAAGATTATATTGTATTACTCATAATTTTAGTTATATTGGTACTGGTAAAAATGAAGATAATGATATTAGTCAGGTTAATCAGGCAAATGAAGTAATTGAAACTAATAATGGTCGTGCATTGTTCACAAGCGTTGACCAAAATGGTGATTTTAGAGTAGGAACAACATTTATTATAGATCAAGAAAAAGGAACAGTATCTTTTGCTGGATCTGGATCTAGTACAACAACATTTGATAATTTAATTGTTTCAAGTGCAGGGAATGCTACTACGATTTTACCAACTTCAATTAATGTTGGTAATTTAACACTTTCTTCAAATCAAATAATATCAGGAACTGGGTTAGTACAAACTTCTCCTCTTAGTATTGGAAACATTAGAATTGGTTCTGTAAATGCAAATACAATTAGCACTTCTACTGGAAATTTAGTATTAACTGCTCAGGGAAATAGCTTAGTACAAGTAAATGATGATTTACAAATTACTGGCAATACTAATTTTACAGGTGACATAACTGTAGGTGGAAATATTGTATCAAATCAAAGTATTTCTATTGATAGTTCTAATATTAGTAATGCTACTATTGGAACACTTACAGTAAATACATCTACAACCACAGGATCTTCCAAATTTTATGATGATATCACAACATATTCTGGAGAATTTGCTGGTATTATTACTGATGGATTAGGATATCCAGCAGGAACTTATACAAATGTTGATTTAACTGGTGGTAATGGATCTGGAGCAAAAGCGACTATTGTAGTTACTGGTGGTGGTATTTCTGGTGGATCAATATCAAATGCTGGAAGTGGTTACATACCTGGAACATATACTGTTCAATTAGCAAATGTATCTGGTACTGGAACTGGTGCTGTAGCAACAATAACTACAAGTATTACGACTCAAACTGTATCTAGTGTAGTTATAACATCATTTGGACAAGGGTATCAAGTTGGTAATGTATTAACTGGTACATTTGGAAGTGGTAGTGGATTTACTTATACTGTATCTTCTGTCGATTCAGCAGTAACATCAGTAACAATAACTGATTTTGGTACAAGTAAATATGATATAAATGATATTCTTAGTGCTGCAGAGTCAAATTTTGGTACTGGACCATTTAATAATTTCTTAAAATATAAAATAACTTCTTTCTTAGAACATGTAAAAATTCAATCTTTTGAAACTAAAGCGACATTTAGTGGAAATTTAGAATCAAAAGATACAACTTGGTTAGCTAGTGAAAAGCAAAACGCATTTGTTGCTATTGGTTTTCCATCAAATTTAGATCTTGGTGATCCATTAAACATCTATGATACTGAAAAATTAGAAGTAAACGGCAATATTAGAGCACAAGGAGATATAAAAGCACTTAATAATATTGTTGCATCATTTGGATCAGTAACTGAACCATCTATAAAGTTTGATGCAGATCCACATTCTACATTGTGGAATAGAACAGGATTTTTTGCAGAGTATGGAGAAGGTCATGGCAAATTTAGTGCTGTTGGAGATCAAGGAAGAATATTAAGATTTTCTGCAGATAGAACAGATTTTTATAAAAAAACAAATTTTGTAACTGTATCTTTTGCTGATCCAACAATACAAAAAGGTTCAGCATATCAATTAGGAAAATATACAAATCAAGAAGTTTTAGGTGGAAGTGGAAGTGGATTAAGATTTGATGTTACTGTTGCATTTGATGGTATTCTTACTGAACAAGGTTTTGGATATACTGATGCAACTTATGTAGATATTCCTTTAATTTATTCTGTTCTTCCAGGTGGTTCAGTATTAACTACTTCTAATTTAAATGGTGGATCAAATTATATCAATGGAACATACACAAATGTCCCATTGACTGGTGGAACTGGAAATTTTGCTAAAGCAACAGTTACTATTGCTTCTGGTTCTGTAACAAATATATCAATAACAAATGGTGGATCTGGATACACAGTAAATGATACATTATCTGCAAATGTATCCAATTTAGGTGGATCACAAATTAATCAATTATCTATAACTTCTGGTGGATCAAATTATGCAAACGGTAATTATAATAATGTAACTTTAACTAATATTGGTTCATTAGGTCAAGGAGCAACAGCAAATATTACTGTTTCTGGGGGTCTTATAACATCTGCAACTATAAACCAACCAGGAGCAGGATATGTATCAGGCGATACTTTATCAGTAGATACCACTAGTTTTAATAGTACTGCAACATACACGTATAATGTAACAGATACTTCTCCTTCTGGTTATGTTTTTACTGGTTCTGCCACAGGAACAAATCCAACATTAACAGTAAATAAATTTGATGATTTGACTTTTGATGTAAGTGCTCCAGGAAATGGATTAGTAAATAATGCATTTTATATTGTATCTCAATTAGGTGCATATAGTGGATATGATCCGACCTATAATGTTGCAGGTGTTACGAATAATGGTGCTTCATCTGGAGTCATAACTTGGACACCTAATATTCCAGGTACATATTATTATATTTCAGCAAATAATTCTGCGTATTATGGTACAATACAAGTATTAGAAACCAACGTTGGTAGTGGTGCAACTTTAACAGTATCAACATTAACTAGTGGATCTGGATTTAATTTTAAAGTTGCTACAATTGGAACTTCCACTGGAGGAACTGGCGCAAAAGCAGACATTGAAGTTGTTGGTGGAAAAGTAACTTCAATTACAATAGTTGACGGCGGATCTGGATATCAGGTATTTGATCTACTCACGGTAGATCCCGCAAGTATGACATATGTTGATACAATAACTAATGCGGCAATACCATCAACAGTTCCAACTACTAGTTTTAAATTTAGAGTTGAAACTATTGGAGTAGTAACAGTAACTGAGATCAATAATTTAGGAATTGGATATGAAGAAGGAGATAAAATTTACCTTCCAAACTCATTTAGACCAGTTTATACAAATTGGACAGCAAATGCTCAAGTGCAATCTGGATCTTATGTAAAGCATCAATCTAATTTTTATGAAGTAACTGCCAGTGGTACTTTTGGAATAAATGCACCTATCCATACAACTGGAACAGTTACAAATGGTACTGCATCTTTAGGATTCTATGGACAAGAATATTTCTATCAATTTGGTGCTGCTACTTCTACAGATGTAATTAAACTTGATCCAATTGATGGATCTATAACTTCAAAACAATTAAAAGTAAGTACTACTTCAGGTATTAATATTAATGATTCGTTATCAATAACTAATAACCAAATTAATAAAATCACTCCTGGCAATCTTGTAATTTCTGCAAATGCTTTAGTTGAAATTAGTGGATCAAAAGCATTAGTTGTTCCATCTGGAAGCACCGCAGAAAGACCTCCTGCACCTGGAGCAGGAGCAATTAGATTTAATACAAATGAATCTAGATTTGAAGGTTTTAATGGAAATTATTTTGTTTCTCTTGGTGGCGTAAGAGATGTTGATGGAAATACTTATATTAGTGCAGAATTAAATCCAGGAGATGATGATAATATTATACGATTTGTAAATGATGGTGTTCAATCTATGCAGGTTGAACAGAATAAAATTGTTTTGCAAAAAATAACATCAATAGATGCTACTGATATAAATGGAATTCCAGAATGGACTTCTGGTGGAACAGTAACTGCACCAACAGGCAATCAACCAAGTGTATTCATTTATTATGGAATCAATGTGTACATGGTTATGCAATCAGGTACACTTGGCACAACTGCTCCAACAAATACTACTGGAAATAATTTTGCAAATGGAACAGCGGAATTAAAATATGTAAGAAACATTTATGGTCAGTTAACGTTCACAAACCCTGGTCAAAATATAGTATTCAATTCTGATAAATTGATTCTTGGAAGTAGTATACTCGAATTTACCAGTGATGGATCTGCAGCAAGAATAGCAGCAGTTTCTTCTGGTGGACTATCGTTTACATTAACCTCATCATATAGAGAATTTATAAAATTTGGTATTAATGGAGAATTTCTTGTAAATAATTTATATGGTCAAAATGTAGCATCAAGTTATATTAAATTATTTGATAAAGATTTAAGACAATTTAATTTAAAAGATTCAAGAATTGCATCTGGTGTTTCTACAATTAATACTGCATCTGGAAATTCAACTTCAATACCACTATTTCCATATACTCAATCATATTCTGGGAAGGTTATGATTGAAATTTCCGATGACTCTACTATTTCTAGAAGACAATATTCAGAAATATCATATATCGTCAAATCAAATGGATCTGATATCATTTATACTGAAAGTAATAAGATATATACTGATGTAGTTTTATGTGATGTTGAAGCTGAATTAGATGGGTCGAATAATGTAGCGATAAAAGTAACAGATCTTACAGGATCTTCAACTATAGTTTATAACGTCAAAGTAGTATCACAAACAGTACTGGCATAACTCCATGGCAAAAATCTTAAAATCGTTACAATCAGAAGGTGGATTTTCTGTAAAAGAAGCAACCATTATTGATGAAAATAGAAATATTATTGATGCTCATACTGTAAAAATTTTAGATAATTCAAATAGTAAAACTTTTAAAAAAGAATACGTAGTTCATGGATTACTTAATAATGCAACTACATCATTAGAAATGATTCCAACTCATGAAGTTGAATCAAATCGAATTATATTTTTAACTGGTTACCTTTTAGGAACATGGAAAGGTTATCCAATAGCAGTATATAATGCAAATGCAAATAGTACAACAGTAACTTGTACTTTAGCAAATCATGGATTATCAACAGGTAATTTAATTTCTGTTATTTTTAAAGCACCATATACTTCATTTAATAATAATTATAATGTAATTGTAACTAATAAAAATACATTTACATTTACTACTGCAACTCCACTCAATATAAACAATCCAGTTTTACAGCAGGAATTAGAAGTATCATCATACTCATTAAATTGGGAATATGCTATTAAAATAGAATCTTCTATTTTAAGTGATTCTTCTAATAATTTAACAATATCTTCAAATTTAAATACTATTGTTAAAGATAATATCCCTCCAGGTCAAACTTGGTCAGTTGTACCAGTAGCAAATAATACTACAAAAACACTTACATTTACACCATCAGTAGCAACAAATAGTAATTTAGAGTTGAGAGGTAGTGGGATTAGATGGAGTGGTAAGGTAGAGATATTATATACAGAACGTAATTATTAATAAGATAAATAAAATAACGAGGAGACCATAGGAGCAAATGGCTTTAGAATTTAATGCTGACAAGCAGATCATCAAGTCAAATACCCTTTCAATTAAAAATGATACTAGTGTAAGAGTTGATCTTGGACAGGGCGCTGACGAAAAAGTTGCCATTTTCGGTAAATTATCAAACAATGCAGACAAACTTGTTCGTGTTGGCATTAATACATTAGATCCAGAATACGAATTAGATGTAGAAGGTCAAATTAGAACAACCACATCTATTATTTCTGATACTGCACGTATTGCAAACCTTGATATTGATACTATTGTCAATCCAAGTTTAAATTTAAAAGCTCCTGTTCTTAATACATTTACTGATCCAAATACTGGTCAAATTCTCTTCCCTCGTTCTGCAACTCCAGCATTTAATGATGATAGCAATAAAATTGCTACCACAAACTTTGTTTATAACATTGCAACCAATGACGTTGGTGGTCGTATCTATGTTTCTGCTCAAATTGGTAACGATACATTTGACGGTCGCTCTGCAACTAAACCAGTCAGATCTATTAAAAGAGCAACTCAGTTAGCAGCATCAACTGGAGATAAAGAAACTATTATTGTTGCAGGTGGAGATTATTTAGAAGATAATCCAATTTCTCTGCCTGATCTCTGTTCAGTTGTTGGTGATAATATTCGTCTGTGTATTATTAGACCACAAAATCCAGGGAAGCATATGTTTAAAGCTTCCAATGAAAATTATGTGACGGGTATTACATTCCGCGATCAAGTTGATAACAATAATACTGCTATTAAAACTTGGGGATATGCCTATGTATTTGATGATAAACAAAGATTCTATTATCCAAAAACATTAGGTGGTCAATATGGAAGAACTTTTCAACTTGGTCATAAAATATCAGCAGAACAAGAATGGAAATTAACCTTTACTTCTAATGGTGGTGGTTCACTTTTAACTGTTGGAAAAGTTTTAAATTCTCCATTAGGTGGTACTGGAACAGTAAAAGAAGTTGTATTTAATTTAAATACAGATCAAAGTGGTTATGTAGTAGTTAATAATATTACAGGTCTTATTGAATCCACTGGAGGAGTATATACTTACCAAGCAAACACTCCAGTAGTAACATATAATCTTTCAGTAAGTAATGGTGAACAGTTAACTCCTGATGCTCAAGTAGTTAAGCATGTAACTACTCATGCTTCATATGGTGTAACTTCGGTAACCTATGATCCAATTAACTATCCAGATGGTTTAATTGTTACTCTTCCTGTTTATCATGATTATGAAGTTGGGCAATATGTTGACTTTGCCAATTTCCCAAATACAGGAGCATTTGCAGATCTTAATCGTTTCAATGGTCGTCAATATATTTCACACAGAATTGAAACAGAAGATGGTTTTAGTAAACAGTTTGTAGTATTCAAAGATACTCCAACAAACTTATCAGCATTGGGCGCTCCTAGTGGAGTTTATAATGTCACATCATTTGCAGTTACAGTCACTTCATCGGATCATTATGTAGTATTCTCTCTTGATAACTCACCACGTAAATTTGAAGAATCAATAAAAGCATCAAACAGGTACTTAGATGCTACAGATCTTATTGATAGAAATAAGAATGGTATTGCGGCAGAAGCATTAAGAAGAGCAAAGGTAGAATATCCAGCATTAGTTGTTCCTGATGAAACTCAATGCCAAACTGATGTTAAGCACATTATCAGTGCAATCAATTATGACTTAACTTGGGGTGGCAATGCTGCAACTAAAGAAGCAGCAGAATATTACTATACTGGTGGTACATTAGATCATATTGAGAATCAACTTAAAGAAACTACTTACGCATTTGAGCAAGCAAGAGACCTGTCTATTCAGGCAATGCGTAATCAATTACAGTACGTTGATTATAGTTCAACTGCTGCAATAACTCGTCCATCTGGTTATACTGGAACATATAGCAAGATTATTTGGGACAATCAAAAATTTGTAGCAGTTGGATCAAACGGTGCAATTCATACATCTTCAAACGGTTTACAGTGGGATGCACAAACTTCTGGTACTACAGAACCATTAAATGATATTGTATGGAACAAGTGGGCAGTAGGAGAAAGAGGAGTACCAGAATACATTGCAGTTGGTGCTGCTGGTAAAATACTAATTTCAAATAATGGCACATCATGGGTTACCAAAACTGTTGGAAGCACTCAATTAAAGGCAATTGCATACAATGGAACTACCTATGTTATAGTTGGTGATGGTGGATTAGTTTTAACATCACAAAATGCTACTAGTTGGATTACCAGAACAAGTGGAACTAGTTCTTCTTTAAGTGATATCATTTATAATGATGATTATGATAGATTTATTGCTATTGGCGATGAAGGCAAGATTATTGTATCTACAGATGGTATAACATGGACTTCACAAGAAAGTGGCACTTCAGATAGATTAATTTCAATTAGTTGGACTGAAGGTAGAACTGTTGTTGGTGGCTTGTCTAGTGGAACCTTATTATTAAGTGATGATGGTGGATTGACTTGGGAAACAAATTCAGCAACAACAAACGTAGAATCAGATAGATATCAAGATGCTGCTGATTTAATTTTAAAGAATAAAAAATTAATTGCCGCACAAGCAGTATTTAATTATGTAACAGAAAATTCATTTACAATCCCAACAGGAAATCAAAACTGTATTGATGATGTTGTAGATGTTTTAGAAGCAATAGCATATAACTTACGTCATGGTGGTAATAGTAAAGTATATGATGCTGCTTCTTACTATGTTGGAACTACTCATGTAGATGGAGAAGAGGCACAAACAGTTGCCATTATCAATGAAGCAAGAAATCTTGCTAAAAATGCTATGCGTAATATTGCTATTACTGCTAGTTATTTGACAAATAGTTCATATACTTCTGGATTAAGATCTAATTTCTTAGGTCAAACTCAATTCTTCAAACCAGATATTTCACTTGATGGTTCAAATCCAGCAACTGCATGTGCAAATGTTGCTACATCAATCGATACATTAACTGCAATTGTAACTACTGCAGTTACAAATGATAATTTAAATCATGCAACTAGAACCAATCCAACAGGAATTATTAATGGACCATTAAGGAATATTGTACATGATGGCAATCGTTTTTGGGCTGCAACAACAATTAGCAATGTAGGTAAAATATTAGTTTCTGAAGATCGAGGAATCACTTGGCAAATTGCACTTCAAAGTGTAGGAACTGATCCACTTACAATTGGATTTAATTATAATGTAGGGGTAGTTCTTGGAACTAGTAGTAGTGAGATTGTATTAACTGGAGTTGGTAATGAATTTGATGCGTCAATAAACATAACTGCATATCAAGACGAGACAATCTCAAATACTTATGATGCAAATAGATTCTTTGCTTGTGATGATGTAGCAAACTCAATCTATACTTTATGGAATATTGTTATTGATAGAATCAATAACAGAACACTTCCAGCAACTTCATACGCAACATCACATTACTTAGATAGCAATAATAAATTCTTTAATGTTGGTCATTCTTGGGATGATCTTCCAATCATTGAAGTATCTCCATATATTTTCAATTCTTCTGTAATCTCATTCCTTGGTGGCAGTGGAGCAGAGATTGATGGTAGTAAAGTTGCTACACCTAACGTCAGAAGACCCAATTTGCCCCCACAAGGCAAGTCAATGGTTGCTGCAGCATTCACCATCATCTCCTTCGGTGGAGTGGGTTACAGGGTCTTTAACGATGGTTACACGCAGTTGGTTTCTGTCTTCTGTATCTTCACTCAAGATGGGGCAATTGTTGAATCTGGTGGATATGCATCACTGACAAACTCAGCATCTAATTTTGGTACTTTTTCATTAAGAGCATCTGGTATAAGAGAAGAAGCATACGAATTTGATAAAGGTATTATTAAAAATATTACCTTTACAGATATTGGAACTCCTAAATTCCAAATTGAACAATTAGGAACTGCTCCACTTGAGCACTATATTATTAAGCCAGGTGGGTTTGAATTAGAGATACAGTCAGGTCAAAATCCATTATTCTTTATTAATGATACGATTAGTGCAACTCCAGTTGCTCCAGTTACTGCAATTGTACAAGCAAACTCATCAATGGTTGTACGTGGCAACTACAACAGATTTACCGATGCTGCAGTTCTCCTTGAAAAGAATGCTCGTTATATTGCAGAAGAAGCATATTTCTTAGCAGCAGTAACTTCTACAAACGCTTATGATCAAAATAGAAATAAGTGCATTCGTGATGTAGAAGAAATTGTAAAGGCATGGGCAAAGGATATTAAGAATGATGCTAATGATGCAACTTGGGATGCTGGTAAACTTTATATTAGTAGTAATGCAATTCAACATATTTCTGGATATGTAGCAGCAACTAAGGAAGTTCTTGATCAGGCAAGAACACTTGCAAAAAAAGCAATCAATAACTTATTATTGAGAAAAGGCACAATTCCAACCTCACAACAAACAACTAATGGATATCATGTAGCATCTTGGACAGATGAAATTCCATATGTAGATAACACAGTTATTCACGATGTAACTTCTTCATCTGGTCCGTATAGTACTGCAGATTGTACTAATGTGCAAAATGCTATTGAAACATTAAATACATTACTTAAAGCAATTTTAGATAATCCTTCAATATCAAGTCCAATTCCTACTGGAGGTGGAGTAACGACGACTAGGAACCCTGGTTGGTTTACTATCTCATCAACCAGCAAAGCTAAATTAATAAATCATCCAATTGACTTACTAAGACCTTCAATTTGTAACTCTTCTTCTCATACTTGGGAATTTTCTGGATCTGGTAATAATTATAATGCTCTTCCACAAAATGGGGGTAAGAGAGGTTCTGATAACACTGGAGATTTTGAACAAGTATCACAGAACAATGGTCGCGTGTATGCCTCAGGTACTGATGAACTAGGTGACTTTAAGATTGGATATTTTGCTAAGGTAGAAAACAGAACTGGTAATATTACCTTCGGTGGTACAGTTACAATTTCTGAAGTTGAATTCTTAAAGATTAAAGGGAATAATGTAGTTATTACTGGATTTTCTGCAGATAATACATTGGGTGCTATTGAGCTTGGTGGACCAGGATCAAAAGATGAATTACTTCCAACTCAAAAAGCAGTTAAGGATTACATCTCAAACCAGTTGGGCATCTATATTGGTAGAACATACTCAACTGTTCCAACACCAAATGCTCTTGTTCAGTTAGATGGATCTGGTCGTATTAATATTGATCAACTTCCAGCACTAAGACCATTTAATATTTTTACTGTTGCAGATACAGCAGCACGTCTTGCATTAGAAGGACCTCTTGCTGGAGACATTGCAATTCAACAAGATACTACAATTTCATATATTCTTAATAATGATTTGCAAAGTCAAGTACTTCAGTTTGTACCAAATCCATCTCATACATTTAGTACTGGAAATATAACTTTAGCTTCTCCTGGTGGTGGTCAAGGTCAAGTTACATCATTTACTATCGGACAAGTAAGGCAAGTTATTATTAATAATGGTGGTTCTGGATACACTTCAAATGATACTGTTACATTTAGTGCTCCTCCTGGCGGAGTCGCTGCAACAGCTACTCTTACTGTAACTTCTGGTCAAATTACTGGAGTAACTTTAATTACAAGAGGTAGTAAATATTATACTGCACCATCAACTGCTGCAGGAACAATAACAATTAGTAGTGCTACTGGTAATGGAGCAGTATTAACCAGTGTTGTTAGATCAAGATTGGGAATTAATATTCTCAATAATATTAAAACAGCAGTTGTAGATACTATTAATGATTTTTCTGCAACTCCTATTACAATATCATTGACTGATGCAATTAATACATCAGGTTCTAATGCCAACAACTGGGTTCAGTTAACATCATCAACGATTGATGCCTCATTTATTACAAGTGGTGTTATTAACCCAGCAAGGTTAGCAACAATTAGTGCAAATTATCCTTCTAACTCATTAACTTATCTTAGAGGAGATTCTAGATTTGCTCCTACAGTATCATCTCTTCGTATTTCTGATGGTTCCCCAATTGTAATTGGTTCCAACAATACAACAAGTTCATATATTAAACAGATTCAAATATTAAATGGTGGTACAGGTTACACAGTAGGAACTTATACTGATACTTTACTACTTGGTGGGAATACTGGATCTGAAGGTCTTAAAGGAACTATTTTCATCAGCGATGGAACAGTAAGATCTGTAACTGTAACTAATGGTGGTACTGGTTATACAACCGCTCCAACTATTATTTTTAAAGACAATCAAGCAATTCCACAACCAATTAATAGCATTAAGGCGATAGCAATTGTTTCTAATGGTGTTGTAACTTCTATTAGAATACTTGATGGTGGTTCTGGACTTGGTTTTACTCCAATAGTTACATTTGAAGGTGGTGGTGGAGTTGATGCTACAGCAACTTGCATAATCGCTAATGGTGTAGTTAGAACAATTGGTATCACCGATGGTGGAGTTGGATTTACTGGTGATTTTGCAATTAATCCTATTCCATCTATTATTGGCACTCCAAATGGTTCTTCTGCGGCATCATTAAGAGCAATTCTTGCAACAACACCAAAAATATTTAATGATGGTGTTATTGATATTAATAGAGTTGATGGCATAACTGTTGCAGCAGAACCATTTGGTAATCTTGGTGTAGTTAGATTTCTTAAGAGTCAATTTGATTTCAGTGCAAATGGAGGAGCAACTTTAAAAACTGGTCAAGGTTCTGGATTAGATGCAGATACTCTTGATACAAGGGATTCTTCCTTCTTTACAAACGCTGCAAATATATCTTCTGGCGTATTGCCAAAAGATAGATTATCTGGTACATACAATATTTCAATTGAGCAAAATGCTGCAACATCAACAATATTAAAATCTGTAGATACTAGGACTTCTATCTTTGCACCTTCAAACTTTGGAGAAGGTGTAATCTTTAATTGGAAGAGCAATACTCAAGGTTATGATACAAATCAATTCTTAGCAGATGGTGGTTTATATCATGGTGTTATGACTTTCAGAAGATCAGGTTCTTCTACTGATTTTTCTAGTGGAGCACTTGCTCAAATAGGTCAAACTGATAATACAAATATTTGGGTTAGAAGTAATGGACCAAACCACGTATCATCTCTTACTATTACTTCTGGTGGTGCTGGTTATAAAAATGGCACGTATACAAACGTTCTTCTTGGTGGTGGAGAAGGTTCTGGATTAACCGCAGACATTATAGTTTCTGGTGGTACTATTACAACAGTAACCCTCAAAGATGGTGGATGGGGATACAATAGAACTGGAACTGCTACTGGAACTTTCCAAGCTTTCTTACCATTTGAACAGTTTGGTACTCAAAATACAAGGCAAATAACTACGCCTGCAGTTATAACTGCAACTCTTGCATTCTTGGGAAGTGGATCTGCTCCAGGTAACACTTGGTCATCTTGGAGAAAATTATGGCATGATGGAAATGATGGTATTGGTTCTGGATTAGATGCAGATCTTCTGCAATACAAGAATAAGCGTTGGTATTTAAATGCGCTGAACATCAATGAAAATACAATATCTAATACTAAACTCCCATTACAATTAGACGAACATTCAATCAATAAGGAACTTAGAATTGTAGTTCCAAGTCCAGCGTTCCAAACAAATAATGGTGGTCATTATGATGTGTACATTGAAGGTTATAACTTAACTCAAGAATTAATAAATTCATTAGATACTCAAGCAGGAACAGCAGGTATACAGTTAAATCTGTATACCGCAAATAATGTCAACGAAGGTACAGTTAGAGTACTCGCAAGGAAAATTAATTTAGATCCTGCAAATTACTTAACTGGCGAACAGTATGTTGAAAAAAATACTGAGTGGGTTTCTGGTTTAACTAACTTGAATAGAAATGATAGAATTCTTTATGGTCATAATATTTACAGAGTTGCTAATGCAAATACTGGTAGTTATACTGGAGGTACAGTACCCCCAACTCATATTTCAGGTCAAGTAACTGCAACTGGTGGAACTGCAATATTTGAATATGAAAGAAAGGTTGAAAATCCATGGACAATTCTTACCGTTGAATTAATTTCTGGTAACTTAAATACAACAATTAAAAAGATTGGTACTGCAACTGCCCCAGCAGAATACTATCCAGTTACTGATTTTGGAATTACATCAGTAGAAACTTATGCAAGACGTAAGGCACGTCTTGGATCTGATGGAGGTGGAAATGCATTCTTAGAACTTGGTAATATTGTTGAAAGTACATCTGCATATATTGATTTTAATACCTCTGGCAATAATGTCGATTTTGACGTAAGATTAATTGCTTCTGGTGGTTCATCTACACTTGGAACTGGTACATTAAATTGTACTGCCACTGCACTTCAAGTCAATGGCAACAACGTATGGCACGCTGGAAACATTACATTCAGTTCTGGATTTACTGGTGCAATTTATGATACTAATGCGAATAGCAAAGCAGTTCAACGTGATTCTTCTGGTAATTTTGCTGCAAATAATATTACTGCAAACTTAACTGGTACTGCAAGTGGTAACCTTGCACTGTCTGGTGGTACTTTAACGGGTCCTTTACGTATCAAATCAGATCTTGGAATTAGCGAATCTACTGGAATAGGTAATAGATTAAATATTACTTCTAGTCCAGGTGGTGCTGTATTTGCTCAGAATGATAATAGTCCAATATATTTCAATACGGATAGTTCAGCAACTCAAGGTTATTTTAGAAATAATTCAATTGGTGGTGGATTATTTGTAACGACTACTCAACCAAATGGTGCTCCATTAACAATTAATAGAGGTCATGATGGATCTAGAATCCAAATGATTTATGCTGGTAATACTACCACAATTAATGAAATTGGTATGACATATCATGGAGCAAATGGTGCTGCTACCATGTGGCAGGGAAGCAACTTAAACTCAACTGGTGCAAGTCATACTGGATTAGTTCAAGGAAATACATCATATTCATCTTGGTATACAATTTGGAGTTCCTTTAGTGATTACTTTACAATTGGAAGAGGTAGTTCAAATTCCTTTACTGCTGCAACTCAAGCATTATATATCAATAATAACTTACAAATAGGTATTGGAACTAATACTAATACCACTTATAAGTTACAAGTTAATGGTTCATTTGCTGCTACTTCTAAGTCATTCCGCATTCCACACCCAACTAAAGAAAACTATGATCTTGTTTATGGTTCGTTAGAAGGACCAGAGCATGGAGTTTATGTTCGTGGCAAAGCAACTGATGTAATTGAACTTCCAGATTACTGGATTGCTCTTGTAGATGAAGATACAATTACTGTTCAACTTACTTCTATTGGTAATCACAATTCATGGGTTGAAAAAATTGAAAATAATAAGATATACATAGGTGGTGGGCAAGCGTTCTATTTCGTACAAGCCACACGTAAGGATATTGAAAAGTTAGAAGTTGAAGTTGAATTAGTATCTGAGGAACAGTAACATGAAAAAATATGTAATCATCAATGATCCAACTGTAGAATTAAATTTTACAAATTTGGATCAAAATTCAAAACAAGAGTGTATACATGATTTTTTAAATATTAGATATGTAGTATCTTACGAAGGTGATATGCCAGAATGTATTAACAATCTAGAAAATAAAAGTAAAGAGTATGAAAAAGAAGAACTAGTTGGATTTCTTTCATCTCCAAATTGGTCAATATATGATCAATTATTAGAAAATAACATTAAAGAATTTTACGACCACATAGAATTTTATAATAAGGTACTGTAATGTCTACTGCTTACGGAAAAACTAATATTGGATCCTTTTCTAATTATAATTTTGAATTGGGAAGTAAATCTGGATGGTCTGAAGGAGCAAGTGATATTTATTCTTTAGATTCTAATGATGATATTGTTGGTAGTAAATATTCATTAAGATGCTATTCTACTTGGCAATCTGCTGGTTGGAATAATGAATGGATACCAGTAGATACTACAAAAAGATATACTCTTTCATATAGAACAAGAACTTTAAATCCAAGTTCTGTTGGAAGATTGATGCAATCATATATTGGTTTTACAACATGGGATGAAAATTTAAATTTTATTGACTTAAGAAATTGTGGAGATGTTGGAAATACTACATTAACTAGGCAATTAAATGTGGGAGATCAATATGTGTATATTGCTTCTAATAGTGGATGGGGTAGTGCGGAACAAGCAACATATTTTAAAAACGTAATATTATATCCACCAAGTCATCCAAAATATAGTGCTCCATGGAAATATACAAGAATAGGATTTTATGATGAAGGTGGAAATGGAGAATTAATTTTTAGTGAAATTACTCAAATAAGTGGAAGTGAATGGAGATTGAAATTAGCGAGACCAAATTATAGTGTTTATGTGGGGGGAAATAGACAATATCAAGAAGACGCTACTACCTTTCCTAATTATGGATACTCTTTTCCAGTTGGAACTCCTGTAGCAAGGGGAGTTGCTGGAGGAACTTACAGTTATGCTTTTGGATATAATTCGTATCCAACTTCTCCATGGACAACTTTAAGCACAACATTTACTGGGGAAAATAGAAATAGTAGTACTCCATTTAGATACGGAACTAAGTATATTAGAGCAATGATTTTGTATAATTATGCTTTACCAAATGATGGAGGAACATATCCATATCCTGAAGCATTATTTGATAGAATGATTTTTTTGGAAAATCCAATAACAAAAGATTATATTTTTTAAAGTAAAGTATTATGGGTTTATTCCATTCACCATCTGTATTAACTCAAAATTTAGTTTTATATTTAGATGCTGGAAATTATAACAGTTATCCAGGAACTGGAACTACGTGGAATGATTTAAGTGGATTGAGATATAATGCAACTATGTTTGGAGCAGTTCCATTTGTTACCGATGTTGCACAATGTTTTAATTTTGCCTCAGCAACTGGTCCTGCATCGTGGGGATCTACATTAGGATTTACATTTGCTTCAAATATGATCCCACAAACTGGCAACTTTACTTTATCTTGTTGGATAAAAAATCCAAATAGTGCTAGCGGTCAAGTTGGATTATTTTCAAATGCTGGGAGTGCTGATGGATATAGATTTGGCGTCGGATTGAATGGAATATATTTTTTGATTGGTCCAACTTATACAGAAGGAGGAATACCCTTTTTGTCTCCTCTTTCTTCTAGTTTATGGTATAACGTTGTTGCTGTTTATAGAAGATCAACTGCTTCAGTTTTACTTTATCTAAATGGAGTTTTTCAAAATTCTGCTTCTATTCCAGCATCACAAACAACATTTTCAAATGCTACACCAGGAATAGTAAGAAGTCCTTGTTGTGGAATATATACTGGAAAACTCGCTATTTTTACCGCACATTCAAGAGCTCTTACTGAAACAGAAATATCAAATAACTTTACAGCACTCAAAGGAAGGTTTGGATACTAATGGGATGTTCAGCAGGACCAGATAATAAAACACAATATAAATTAAATGTTATAAACATTAGTGGATTAGTTATAGATCAATTAAAGTTATATTTTGATACTGGAAGATCTATCTCGTATAATTCTACTAACAATGAAGTATTTTGGAATGATTTAAGTGGAAGTTCTGAAAATAAAAAATTCTCATTGAAAGCAAATGGTTTTGGATCTTATGGAGAAGTAGCTTCAGCAGCACCAACTTTTTCTGAAGATTCTGGAGGTTCTTTTGTATTTGATGGTTCTAATGATTTTGGAATTTTGCATGGAATTGCTGCAACTGCACCACACGTAACAACAGGTGCATATCAATATCCATCTAATTATGATCCATTTTATCCTGGATCAAATATAACAGTATCAATTTGGATTAAAACACAAAGTGGTGGAGATTTAGGTGTTTGGTCTCATTGTAATGGAGGTCCAGTTAATTTATCATATGGTATTGGAGCAGGAAAAGCAAGATATTGGTACTATACTGCCCCATGGCAAATCTTAGATAGTAACGGATCTATAAATGATAATCAATGGCATAATATTGTGTGGGCAAAATCTGGAACTAATATGAAAATTTATATTGATAACGTGCTAGATAAAAATGTGACTTTAGTTGGTGATGTCAATGGTCCGTTATATAGTTTAGGATCAAGATGGGGTCCTTGCAATTCATCTGGATATGGTGCAGGAACTAACGGATC